GACTTCACGTGCCGGTTGAAATCTTTGCCGGCAATCATTACAACGTCAAATACAAATAGTTTGTATATGGCAGCAACAGAACCAATTGTGCCATTGTCCCATTCTACACCACGCACTCTACAGGTACCAATCTTAGTACCCACTGGAGTTCCACGACCGGCAGAATCTGTTATGCGATCATATAGATCAACAGTTGCAAATGTTTCATAGTTTGGCAGGTTGTTTAGGTTATTGACTAATACATAGTTACCAACAGTTGCCGGTATAACAGCATTATTCACCGAAACAAAATCTCGTGCCTTATCAACGGCAACATATTCTTTGGCAACCTTTTCAACTTCAAATCCCTGGATGTATGCCTTGCCTGGCTCCAGACCAATGGCAAGTTTAGCAGCATCACCGTCAAGGTATACACCACGATTGTATGCAGGTGCTTCATTGTATAACCAGTTTACGCCAGTAAAACTTGCTCCATCCCACGCAGATCCAGAGAGGTGGGTCGGGGCAGGGGTGTTTAATGATGTTGCAGAATTCTTGGCAACATATGTATGCCCCGCATTGGTAACAATATCACCAATCAAATATGGAGTTGGAGTTGCACCCGCGTATTGACCTCTATTGTTATTTCTATGCTCACGGACATCAATGGTGAAGTCTGAAACGGTATAGTTACCGGACTCATCATAGGTGCGACGTGCCAAAGTTTTTTCCAGTTCAGCATATGCGGTATTGACGATTTGTTTATTTACAATACCATCAGTTGTCTGGAGCAATTCAATGAAATTATCATCGGATGTGCTGGTAGGTGATAACTTAGATAGAATTAGATCAATGAAATATCTATGGGCACCAGGTGCTGCATAGTTGAAACTTGTCTGAGCATTATCCAGAAGTGTGTCATCATCCTCCGGTATTATCTTTTGCTCATCAATTGTTAGACCAACTCTATAATTTGGAGAATTTGTATACTTGTCTAATAGTAATGTTTGAGCATCACAGAGTACATAGTATCCATTGACGTAATAAACGCCACGTTCAATTGCTGCGGCAGAACCAGTGCCAGTTGCAGATGAAGAGGATGTAGTTACTGATTTACCAACTGTTGGGATAATTACTTCCGCATTGGCAAAGACTTTTGTTGTACCATTTGTACCGGAGTTTGTATATCTAACATACAGTGTTGTTGGATCTGTGCCAGTGGCATGTTCAACTTTCAATACTAGAGCAGTCATACCACTTGTTCCACCAGTGATGACTTGACCCTCGAAATCTGCAATATAGGTTTCAATTGCTTCAGCATTATAGGTTGGTTGAATCTTTACATAATGATACTCTGTATCCAATGAAATCTGACCAGGAATAACCATGGCACCCTGCTTGAATAGGTGATCGCCATTTTTCTTGATTTGGTTTTGGAGGATAGACTGTAATTGGGTCAGTTCCCGTGCCTGGACAGCGTAACTTGGTCTGAATAGGATCCGATGAAACTTATTGTTTTCATCAAAGTCATCATTGTAGGGTTCAGTATTCCAGTTGATCATTTTGTGCTTTCTCGAGGTAAGTTTATGTAGACTACATTATATTTATTAGAATTTCAATACGGTACGAAGGGAAACGATTTGTTCTGTACTCGGGGAAAATGCCTGCTTATTATCAATAAACAGAAAGTCGCCGGAGTATTTATCTATGGTTGGTTCCGTCACTGTTGATACAACAAAAGAAGCAGAATCATTTCTAATAGTTGAGTTTATTATTACGGGGATGTTATCCAATGATTGTACAAGTATGGCACTGCCTGCATCTGAGTGAGATACAATTCTGAATCTTCCTTGGTTTGATGATCCATAATTTACATATACTATAGAATCAATTGGATATAGACCTATATCAAGAGTGGTAGTTGAGGAAATAACCCAACAAGCAGAGGCATTGGATGAAGTTAGTGTGTAAGTAGATCCATGCTGCCTAGGATTTTTTAAGATACCAATTTGACGATAATCATTATTTACGACGAATCCCTGATTTTTTTCTATAGATATATTTGAATAGAACATCAAAGTTCTTGCACATAAGTTATTCAATGCTTCTCTACCAAATCCACCGTACGGTGCAATAATTGTTCTGAGTTTGGCACCTACCCCCGCTCCTACTATAGTGGCAGTTGCCCAAGTATAACCTGATCCAATGTTGGTAATTTGTATTTTATTTATTGCACCAGCATTGATACCACGGACGCCACCCACTTCGATCGGTACGATTGCAGTTGCGCCCACTCCATCTCCTGTTATTATAACAGTAGTATTTGTAGGATTTAAAGTATTTTCCACATATCCATATCCACCAGATATTACTGGAATGTTGTGTATTGCTCCATCCACTGCCAATAATTCGATATTAGATTGTAGTGTACTGGCATCACCAAGTGATAATTGAGCAGATAACTCAGCATCACTGCCATCGCCGGACATTGTTAATATGGCATAGGTATAACCAATACCGCCATCGTCAATTTGCACATCCACTAATCTTCCATCTTGAATGATAGGAATTAGTTGCGCCTCTGATTTTATAATGGAAAATTCTGCAACTGCATTAGATCCAGATACGCCACCTATAGAAACATTTGGTTGTACACTATATCCAGCACCACATTTAAGAGTGCAAATTGCCTTTGCTGCATCACCGGCATATGTAAGTGTAGCAGTTCCATTTGTAAATGATGGTCTAGCAGTACCAGTTGTAAGAGGATCACCCACGCCAGATGCAGTAAAAATAATACCAACAGCATTACTTGACGCGCCAATTGCCATAAAATTACTGGTGCCGACAGAAAGAATGGTATATTGTTGTCCAATAACAAAATTGCCTGCAGCAGTTATAACGCTGACCCCAATAGGTGGATTTGATGCATGGGTAGTTCCAGCACTGGTCACTGTGTACAGATTATCAAGATAAAATATTTGTGAGGTCGCTGCTACAGAGGTGCTTGCTGCCCATTCAGTTCCTATCTTTATTGTAGGAACTGTAATATAATTCTTGCCATAATTAGTTATGATAATTCTGGTGACTACACCAAATTCCATAATTGCCGTGGCAGTTGCTCCAGTCCCATCCCCAGTGATGGAAACAGTTGGAGGTGGCAGTGTAGTATCATATCCAGAACCACCATTAGTCATACTAATATCTCTGATGTTCTGTAGTAATTGAATACTATAAATTTCCTTTCCGGTATATGTCAATCCGATTGGGGTTCCAGTGGTAGTGACAACTGCATCATTTGCCAATGTTAGCAATGTGAAGGTAGTTGTACCATTAGTGGCTGAGATTTTATAGGTTGTCGGATCGGCATATCCAACAATGCTTCCGGTACCACTATTAGTTCCACTGATAGTAATTTGGTTTCCAATTGCAAGAGTGGTGGTGGCACAACTGAACTGTCCACCAGTTCCTGTAATCTGCACTCCGGATAGCGTGCGAACGAAAATGTTTGCCTTTGCATTAGTACCGACATACTTCAATGCTGCTGTACCATTTTCAACTATGTTATATGTATGAGTTGGACCCACGGTATTGAATTTACCGGATATTACAACTTGATATACATTATCTTGGTATGAAATTTTTTGTCCAGAAACTACTACTTGTTCTGAAGTCCATGCGGTGACATTAGCAAATGGAGGATCAATGCTAATTGTTGGGGTCATATAACCCGCGCCAGGATCAAGTATTTCAATTGAATCTAGATATACTGGATTTAGTTCTAAGTATCCATCTCCTGTCACTGAAATTTCACCATAAGTATAACCAGTGCCTGCCTTATCAATTTTAGCCGCTTGAATATTACCATTTGTGTAAAATTGAGTTTGGATAGATGATGTAACTGGAATATATGCTAATGTTGCAAATTTGTTTCTCAATCCAATTGGTATAGTATACATGAATTTCCAAATGTAACCATCTGGATATGTCATTGCTGAAACACCTATGTCATCTGGTTTATATGTTGAGAAAGCATTGTTGTTATTATCTATACAAATATATACATTATAATCATCTGTAACTACAAAATATTGACAGTCTTCAATTTTCTGCTTACCAGATTTTATTCCCTTTACTATAACTGCACTGGCAGTTGCATCAGTGGCATTTAACACCCCACCAATGATAACTGACGGAACAGTCGTATAACCAATCCCTCTATTTGTAATTTCAATATTTGTGATAACTCTATCAGTCAAATGTGCAGTTGCAGTTGCCCCTGATCCACCGCCTTGAATTACTACAACATGTTTTAATGGTACTGTACCATTTACAAGTATTCCACTAGTATGTGATGGTATGACAGTTGAACTAGATGTTCCACCACTGACAGTAAGATAAAAATTCTCGCCAAAGTATAACAGTTGACCACCCACATACAGTGTATTTGCTGTAAATGGGATACTTCCGTTTGATCCAATGTATATAACTGGTGGATGAGGATATTCACTGCCACCGGATTTCAAATTTATACCTTGGATCTCTGTGCTATACTGATCATCATACTGATCATATTGTATACCGGATTTCCACTCATAACTTGGAACTACAAATGAAACATCTGCAGGAGAAATTTCTTTCACTGTGATCATTTCATTTCTAGTTGACTGCTCGTATGTAATACTATCCACCGGAATCACAGGTGATAGTTCATCATCCCACTGCAACGTCTTGCCGAGGGTATAGAAATATCGAGCACTACGATTAGTGATCTCTTTATATATACCCTCAGCAATCGAATTGCGAAGAATAGTCTTTATGAGTGTTAAATTTGACATTTATATTAGCTAACTGTAATTGCCCAAGTGATAGAAATTGAATCGCCGATTTCTTTATTGACAACTGGGAAAGTTGTATGGCAAAGCATTGTGCCACCAGATGCAGCATTAAAAATTCCTGCCTCAGTAACAGCACCTGTACCATCGCCCGCAGCAAAAGATGCCACTGCTGTTACTACAACAGAGTCAACTGCAGTGATAGAGGTCAATACTTCACGGAAAAGACTTGATTCCATTGCTATATCTGTAACATCCGGCGCAGTAGTACCAGCACCAATTGCCATATGTGACATAACATCTATAGGAGTGTTAGACATACGTGCTGCAATGTATTTCTTACCAACTGTTACAACCAAATTAGGAACAACTAATTCTTGTTTAACTGCGCCGTCTGGTCCTGTTACAACGATAGACAATTCACCGTTCATTTTTAGATTTTCATTCAAGTCCATATTATTCTCCTTAGTTATAAATTAAAAAACTATCTTATTTTCCATATAATCCACGCCGTCATTTGCAAAAGTAGTCATATCCTCCAGGTATGCATTTTTCCATATCTGACCACCACTATCTAATACAGTCTGTGTATCATATTTATATGATAATGCAGACCCATTTAAAAATATATTCGTAGTATCTGATAAGAATATAGCATTGGAAAATGCTTTACCCGTATTAATACTAGATACATCTGATACTGGATCTAAGGTATCAGCAAATGGTTTATTGATATTAAAAATCTGTACATCTGATATAGTTGGTGCATCCAACAATACCTTATTAATATTGTAATTCTGCACATCTGACATAGTATTTAGCGAATCTGCAGCGAACTCTCGACTATTTACATTAATAAATGACGAGATGTATATTACATCGGATAATACCTTGCCAATAACAAAGTGATCCTTGGCATCAGTAACAACTGGTGCATCTGATAGTGCTTTGCCAATAACAAAGTGATCCTTGGCGTCAGCTATACTTGCTGTGTCGTATAATACCTTGAACCTTAAAATATTAATTAGATCAGTTATACTTGATGTGTCAAATAATACCTTGCCAATAACAAAGTGATCCTTGGCATCAGTAACAACTGGTGCGTCTGATAGTGCCTTGCCAATAACAAAGTGGTCCTTGGCATCAGTAACAACTGGTGCATCTGATAGTGCCTTGCCAATGTTAAGGAAATTTGCATCAGATACTGGATCCAACGTATCT